TGAGGCCCTGGGTCAGGTCGATCAGCTTATCAGCGTCGGTCAGGTCGGCCGCGGCGCCCGAGGTGTAGAAGCCGAGCTTGCCCCAGGCCCAGTTGGCGTCGGCGACGGTGTCGTAGGACAGCACGCCACGAGGGCGCTTGATGCCGTTGCCGCTGACATGAGCCGCGCCTTCCTGTTCGGCGAATTCGATGTTCACCTCGTCCGCCAGCCAGGATTCGACATCGAAGTCGGCGTCCTCGAGCATCTCCTCGGTGGCCTCGGGCTCGGCGTAGAGCGTCATGGCCTCGAAGGCGAGCTCCGACAAGCGGGGCGTGGTGGTCTCGACCCGCGGCTCGTTCTCGCCAACCCAGCCGGACGATGCGCCGCCCTGCCCGACCCGCTTCTTGTAGGTGGCGGCTCCCGTGGTGCGGACGGTCGCCAGCTGGCGCATGGCCGAGACTGTGCCGAGAACGCGGTCGATAGACTTCTCGATCTCCGGCGACACAACGTATCCGCCATCCGGGTCGGACTGGCGGGTCAGCTGCGCCTTGACAGCCAGGGCCTTCAGGTCGGACTGGCCGGCGCCGGTGCGGAAGAACACGTCGAACGCGGCGGCGTAGGCTTGGCGATCGGCGGTGTCATTGCCACCGCCGCCACTGCCCAACTGTGCGGCCGCCAGTTTCTTCGTCAGCGCGTCGATCCCCGCCTGCAGGTCGGTGACGGCGGTGTTGATGCGCTCGACCTTTTCATCGGTGACGACGTCAGCCTTGCCCTTCAGGCGAGTATCGTTCTCGGCCTTGAAGTCCTCGAAGGTCTTCTTCAGCTCGGCCAGCAGCTTGCCCGGGTCCTGCGCATCGGCGCGGGGGCGGAAGCTCTGGACGGCGCGCGGAGTCGCCAGCGCGAACGCCCCGGCGAACGGGGCGGTGATCAGCTTGGTCATGGTTGTGCTCTCTAGGCTTTGAGGAATGCGATGAGGTCGGCGGCGGCGCCGACCCAGCTCAGATCCCCAGCGCCTGGCGTGGGGCAGTCCAGGGCAGCGCCAGGCGTGCCCTTGATCTTGTTGATGCGCGCGCGCGCTTCGCTGCGGGTCTGGCCGGCGGCGACGAGCTGCAGCTCCATGACCCTCAGGTCGTTGAGGAGACGGTCGGAGGACTGGGCCTTGTCGTCGACGGCCATCTTGTCGGCCGCCAGCAAGCTATCGGCGAGGCCGCGCTCGATGGCCATCGAGCCGGACATATAGGTCTCGTCGTCCATCCACTTGGCGATCGTCTTGACGTCTCCACCCGACCGCGCGGCGTAAACGTCGGCCATGGCGCTGTCGAAGGGCTCAAGGAAGTCGGCGGTATCGCGCATGTCATGGCGGTTGCCGACGGCGACAACCCAGCAGTTGTGGATCATCAGGAACGACGCCGCGCCGATCTCCAGCGTGTCGCCGGCCATGGCGATGATCGAAGCCGCTGATGCGGCCATGCCCATCACCTTGATGGTCACCGGCTGCGGGTGTTCGCGCATCACGTTGTAGATCGCGATGCCTTCGAACATGTCGCCGCCGGGCGAGTTGACCTGCACCTCGACGGGGCGATCGCCGATCGCGCGCAGTTGGGCGGCCACCTTCTTGGCGGTGACGCCGCCGCCCGACCAGTAGTCTTCGCCGATCACGTCGAACATGGTGATGACGTTGTCGCCGCTCTCCAGGGCGCGAATGCCCGCCGCGTCGGCCGACCAACGGTCGAACACCTGCGGCTTGGTCAGCGCCTGAACGTCCTGGCGCGCAGGCAGGGGCATCGCACCAGGCCTGGCCCCGGCGAACACCCGGGACTTAAGGCTTGGTGGCAGGGTTGGTCGGGTCATCAGTGGGATCCTGCTCGCCGGCGGGCGTGCCGGCGGTGTTGGGCGGGGGGTAGAAGACATCGCCACCTTCACGGGGGTTACGATCCTCGAGCTCGCGGATCTCGTTGGGGGAATAGACGCCCCACTGCAGGGCCTGCACATGGGCGGCCCAGCGGGTCTTGATATCGCCGCGCACCAGCGAGGCCCTGTTGAAGCGGAAGTAGAACTTCAGCGCATCGGCAGGACTCAGCAGATCCCGGCGCCCAGCCTCTTCCCAGGCGGTCAGATAATCTTCCGCTGTGAAGGACACATAACCGTCCTTCTGTTGTTCGATGCCGGCGCCCCAGCTTGTGCTCTTCTCGGTGTCACCGATCATGAATGGCGGCACGCCGAAGAACATGGCGATGTCTGATCGCTCGAACTTGCGCTCCTCCAGGAACTGCATATCGGCCGCCGACATGGCGATGTTCGCGACGTCGAGACCCTCCTCCAGGATCATCCACTTGTGGGCGTTCTCGGCCCCTGAGTGCTTTTCGTCGAGCGACGCCTTCAGGCGGTCGAAGACCTCTGGGCTCAGCTTCATCGGCGTCTTCAGCGCGCCGCCGGCCAGGTTGCCCTGCTTGAACATCCGCGCAGCGGTGTTCTGCGTCTGCAGGGCGAGGCCCATGGTAGTGCGCGCATATTCCAGCGCGCCCAGGCCGACGACGCCATCAAGTGAAAGACCGCGCAGGTGGAAGACGTCCGACTGGGGAAGGTCGATCGTTGAGCCGTTGTTGCGGGTGTAGCGGTAGATGATCGACATGTCGGCCAGCTGCACCGGCCGCATCCTGTCCGGATGCACCGGCCAGACTTCGATCACCCGCCCCATCGAGGTGATCTTCAGACCGTAGCCGTTGCCGCGCAGGGCGACGTGGGCGGTGAGAGTCCGCTTGAAATCCTGCGGCGTCTGCCAACCGTTCGGCCGGATCGACACCAGCTGGTGCGAAGGGTGACCCGACGCCGGCCTGCGCTCCCGATCGCTGACGCGCTCCATCAGGCTAAAGGGCATGTTGCCGGCCGTGCCGGAGATCAGGTGGACGCAGCGCCAGGCCGCAGCGATGCGCATGGCCCCCGCTTCGGTGACAGCTACGCCGGCCGCGCTCATCTGGCCGCGCAGAAACATGACGTGCTCGGGATTGCCGAGGTCGATCTCGACGCCGACGCCGGCCTGCTGGTAGCCGCCATCGGCTCGAGGCGAACTGCCGGCCCCTCCGGCCAGTCGACCGAACAGGCCCCGGCTCATCCTTCAGCCCTGGCCAGAAGCCAGGCCGCCGCCAACAGCAGCGCGCCCAGAACAATGAAACCGGCCGGACGATAGACCAGGCCCGCGCCGTAGGCCGTAAGGCCGGCGCCCGCGACACCGAGGCCATCACGCACGGCGGAGCCAAAGAAGGGCCCCAGAGCCGTCTGGAGCGCCGCTATGCGCGTCTTGAACGCCATGCGCCCCCCTAGACCATCAGGATGCCGCGGCCCTCATAGACGGACTTGGCCTGGCCCGAGGTCGCGATCGCCGCGCCCACCGCCATCGCCAAGGACACCAGCGGGTCGATCCGCTGGGTGGCCTTCCGCTTAGAGAACCATCGGTTGTCGAAAGGGTCCCGCTCGACCGCCGCTGACATGCAGGCGCTGATCAGGACCGGGTTGATCTTCAGTCGGATACGGCCGTCGAGGATCAGCTCCTCGAGGGCGTTCAGCGATCCGGGCATCCAAAGCCCATCGGGCGGATCACGCCCGGCGGCCTTAGCGGCGGCCAATTGCTCGTCAGTCGGTTTCGCGCGCTTCTTGCCGCCCTGCGGATGAGCGGCCTGCGGGATTGTGGCGCCGAGATCCGCGAGATCATCCTCAAACTTGCGCCAGGCGTAACGGTCATAGGCCAGCAGGCGGATGACGAAGTCTGCGTCCAGTCCCGCCATATAGGCGGCCACGAAGTCGAGCCGGATGTATTGGCCCGGCGCCGTCTTCAAATGTCCGTCACGCACCCACGTCTCATAGGGCGCGCTGTCTGCCAAGGCGCGCTGCGCGATCCCTTCCGCCGGCGTCCAGGCTTCAATCCAGGCATCATACAGCGGCAGTTCGGCAGTCGAGCCGTCCTCACGGGTCATGCTCGCGCTGCCGGTTTCCACCACATGGGCGACGGCGGTCAGGTCACGACCGCCGGACAGGTCGATGCCCAGGCTGACTTCCTTGCCGTGGTGCTCGGCCGGGTCGAAGTCGGCCAACACATTTTCGAGGGTCTCGCGGGATATCCACGCCTCGTCGCTATCGGTCCAGACGCAGAAGTGCAGCCGAAGGATGCCGTTCAGCTTGCCGGGCATCGCCTTGGCCTGAGCGACGACGCCGGCGAGGTATTTGTGCGTCAGGATGACGCCCAGCATCGGGTTCGATTTGCCCCAGCAACTGGGGTCATCAAGGGGATCGTCGCCTGGGTCCAGGGCGCAGACGAAGCTGAAGGTCGTGTCGTCGATGACCTCGCCGACATAGGCGAAGGTGTCGCCGGGTGTGCGGGTGCCGGCGGCGACGCAGATGGCGTGCTGGTGCTCCTCCCAGCAGAACGAATTTCGATCAGATCCAGAATTCGTGAACATGCAAAGCAGCGGCTGCCGGCGGAACTTGAAGCCGCGCTCAAGCATCTCCACCGCATCGCGGTTGGGGTGTTCGTGGACCTCGTCGGCGAGAGCGCCGTGGGGCCTGGGTCCGGAGCCCTTCTTGCCGCTGTCCTTGGAGATCGGGCGGAAGAAAGAGCCGTTCTTCAGCAGGGCGATATTGTATTCGTTGCCTTCGCCGCCTGAGAATTTCAGTCGCTTCCTTAGCGCCGGTGACTTTCGCACCATCTTCACGGCGTCCGCGAAGAGAACCTTGGCCTGCTCCTTCTTAGCCCCGCAGGCGTAGACCTGAGCCCCGGCCTCTCCATCGGCGGTCAGCAGATAAAGACCAATGCCCGCCGCCAGCGGCGACTTGCCGTTGCCCTTGCCCTCCTCGTCGTAGAACCGGCGAAAGCGGCGCGTGCCATCCTCGCTCTTCCAGCCAAAGAGGCAGCCGACCCGGAAGGCCTGGCTGGGGTGCAGCACGAAGGGGATGCCTTCGAACTGCCCCTCCGACAACTTCAGAACGCCTTCCCACCAGGCCCAGACGTGCTTGGCCGCCGCCAGATCCCACCGCAACCCGCGACCGGCGCCGTGCGCCAGGTCCTCGAGGTGCCGCCGGCAGGTGTTGCGGACGTGGGGGCCTGCGACGACACGGCCCTCAACGACGTCCACGGCAAAGGCGGTGGCGCGATCGCCGGCAGCGATCAGATCTTCAATGCCTGGAGAAGAGCGCCTCCTCCGGGTCTTCGGCGTTGGCATCCGGCTGGGTTACCTTCGACTCGTCGGCCGGCGTCGCACCGAGCTGCGCCAGGCATCGCCGCAGCTCCTGCTTGGAATCGAGGGGCAGCACGTCCTCGGGGTCGAGCAGTCGACCAAGGTATGTGGCGGTGATCTCGACCAGCACGCGGTGCGATTCCTTCAGCCACGGCAGTTGGCCGCGCAACGCGTCGAACGCCTTCACCTCAAACGGCTTCAGCCAGGACGACGCAGAGCCCAGACCGCCGACACCCTTGGGCGCCACGCGCGCCCGGTGGCGCTGCGGATTTTTGACGTCAGCGCCGGTGGCCTTCGCCTTCGCGATCGGCGTCCTGACCCTGGCCATCGAACCCTTCCCCAATTGTGGACGCGTGTTTTTATT